GAAGAGTTGATTCTAATAGACGATCCGCAACAAATTTTAGTTGCGGAGGAACAATTAGTTTAAGTCCACGCATCGCGACAATCATATTACGTTCATCAACGAATGTTGAGATGTCAATAAGAGCATTCTCAAGTGAAGTTTCGTTGAGGTCAGAAGCGGTTGCCAATTCGTTACGGAAAGTACCGCCACCCGCTAGTGGGTGTGCCGTTGAACATAATTCAACACCGTCACCACCAGTGAAGTTGTTATCAAACGCATTGTTTAAAACAGATGCTGCTTTGATTTGCTTTGTGTGCGCCATTGAACGAGCTAACGCTCTTGTATAACGAGCACCAAGGCGGTCATACAAATTATCTTCAACAGCTTCTTCTGTTAATGCAAAAGCAAGAGCTACTGTTTCGTGTGAATAACGAGCAGTAAATGCTTCCGTTGCATTATCAAACTGCACCCCGGCACCTTCATTTTTGGTTGGAGCATTACCAAAACCAACAAGCATTACCTCTTCTTCAAAAGCACGATCAGATGCCTCTGTGTCAAAGATTTCTGCATGTTCGTTCTCATAACGATCATACTCTATACCAAATAAAGCGTTAAGGCCCGGCTCTAACTCTTTGACGAGTTGGGATCTTGAAATAGCCATAACTCAGTCTCCTTACGCTAGACCCGCAGTGCCAGCACTGAACAGGTGGTTGTTAATTCTGACAATTACATTTGTATTTGCCGACGATGTATCGCTATTCTCAGGATCTTGAGAAATGTCGATTGCTTTTAGTGGTAGGGTTGCTACCGTACTATCCGCAGTTCCTACTTCTAGCTCTATACGAGACATACCAGATACGGTATCTCCTGCTGTTGCTAAAATGTCGTAGTTACCTGCTAAGTCAGTCACTGGAAATGCAGCATCAGCTTGAATTTCAAACTCCGCATTTGGGTTATCAATAACATTAGCTATGATATCAGCCGCATTTGTGTTTGCCGGATAGTGGTTAGAAAATCTTGGCTTTCCTGTACTAGGATCAGTATATTCACAGCCGTTAAAAACGCCTAGAATAAATCCTGAACCACCTGCCGCAACTCTCTCAATACCGCCACCAGTTACCATTGCAACTAGATCACCCTGAAAAATAGAGGTGTTATAGTTTGCAGCAATTCGATAACGGTTTTGCTGTTGAGAGCTTAAACTTGTACGAGCAGGACGAAGGCCAAAAGGTGCGTCTAAATTCGCCATCTTTAATCTCCATCAGATTTAGGTCGTGAGCCAAAACTCACGCTTGATTTACGTTGTGGTGCCATTTTTGGCATCGCAGGGTTATTTTCGCGCATCCAATCACGATCAACAGCATCCATCTGATTTTGTGTAGTCTTCTGGTAGTGCTGATTGCGTTGATCTGCCAATTCTTGCGGAATACGAGCTAATACAAGACCGCCGACACCTATGATGCCTGCGTTTCGCCCTTCATCCACAACTGGACCTGTATAATCTGGATATTCCTCTGCACGAACGAGTTCATATCCCTCTTGCCGTCGCTTATGTACGTTAGTTTTGTCATCAAATTCCATCACGGATTCGCGAATCCAACGATGTTTATAGCCCAATGGGGCTTCCGGAGCATCTAAAGCTGTACCGGGTCTCCAAACTTGGCGCTCTTCGCGCTCCCGCGTTTGAGTGTCGCGTGAAATACGATCAGCCATATCAGTCTCTCCGATCTGCAAGTTTTTGAACTTCCGCAGCATATTTATCCAAGGGAATACCTAACTTTTCAGCTAATTTCACTTGACCGGGATTAAGATCTACTTGCTTTTTACGTCCATTTACCAGTGAACGACTACCGTTCCCTGAAGGAGTAACAGATTGGACATTTTTCTTGTTACTCTGAAACTTGTTTGGCAATTCCTGACGTATCCGCTTATCAATTTCCGCGTAGTATTCATCGGTTGTGGGGTTATACCCCTCTTCCGCAACAAGCGTTTCGTGAAGCCCACGCGCTACACTGGTCATAATGCGATCTTTGCCAAACCAAGTATTCTTTTCAAGCCAAGCCTCTAACTTTGGATCACGCTGTTGTTGGCGTGGCTGTTCTTGTTGAGGTTGTGCTTGTTGTTGTGATTGAACTTGAGATTTACTTTTTTGAACGCGAAGACGTTCTTTCTCAATAGCAATTTGAGCGATTGCTGATTGTGCATCAGCAACTTTGTCATAATCCCCTGCTTCATGTGCTTCTGCTAATGCACGTTTTGCCTGAGCTTCTTGAGAAGAAATACGACCCTCATACTCAGATATGTATCCTTTATCTAAAGTAGAAAGTCTTTGTTTATACTGTTCATTTTGAGCCTGCATTTGCTTTGCATACTCAACCGCCGCAGCCGCTTCTTCTTCAGCTTGCTTTCGCGCTGCAGTTAATTGCCTAATTCTGCGCTGTGGATCATTTTTCTTTTTATTAGGAGACTCATAATCCCTAAGTTCCTGCTCATCATCAGAGTCTGTGCTTGAAAGCTCCTGCTGCTCTTCAGAATCTTCAACAACCTCTGAATCATCCTCTATTTCTACGGATGTTACTTCTTCAATTTCTTTTTCTTGGGCTTCTGCCTGCATAACAAAAACTCTCCTCTGTTATCTTATACATACGAAATGTCTTTGGGGTCAAGTATTGTGGCTATAATATTATCGTCATTTATGATACGAACCTCAAGTCCTTCCACTTTAAACCTATTTCCGGCATATCTTCCTATAAGAACCCAATCTTTTTCAGAACACCACGAACCAGTTGGGAATTTCTGGGAGTCTTGGTATGCATCGGGACCAAGTTTTACAACATATGCTGCTACAGTTGCGAATGCTTCACGATCTCTAACTTGATCCGGAACATACACACCGCCTTTTGTTTTCTCACTTGGGTAATAAGGAATGATTAACATTCTGTAGCCAGTTGGCTGTGGAAGACGCTCTAATGCTGAAGCTTTCATTTGAGAAGGATCACTCTCATTCTTGCTTTCTTCTTTATCTTTTCCAAAAGCGGTCTTTATGGGTCTAGGGATATTCTCCATATCCTTTGGCTTTACTGCCATGTGGTCAGGTACATATAGTTTTTTAGTCATCTGCAAACTCGATATTTTTCATTGCTGTTTTGATCTCTTCTTCCATGAACGTTAAACCTTTAACTTGCCCAACTGCATACCTATACTCATCAAACGAACCAATGTTACCTGTGCCTAAAGACACCTGTATGTCATCACGACGTTGACGTAACTTTTTGTAGAGGTATTCAGCTAGATTTAGTGCGTCCATAAGATCTCCATACTAGGACATTATACAATTCATCGGAGAACACAAGTATTTATCCCAAGGTTTTAGAAAATACCTTGAAATCTCTGGGGTCTAGCTATTTTACTAAAGCGTTTTATTACGCTGCCATTAGTCTTTTTTTGCGGTTTTCTTTTTGGCAGGGGCTTTCTTTTTAGGGGTCGCTTTCTTTTTGGGTTTTTCAACCCATGCTTCGTTTTCTGGAGTGCTTGGGTCATCTGCTATATAATGTCCTTGGTCATTACGGGCGCGAACCATTTCTGTTGCCACCTCTGGATTAGCCATTGCCTCTCTTCTGGCTACCTTTTTTTCCTTTTCTACTTCAATCATTTTGGCTCTTATACTACTAGTCATTGTCTAGCTCCTTTTGTTTGTGCATTGATAGCCGCTATGTCTCTCTGTGTCTGAATACGATCTTCAGCTACTCGTGTTTTATCGGCTAAAGCGTCTTGCTGTAAATTTAGCCTCTCTTGAGCCAAACTAGCGTCCATCATTTCTTTCTCACGCTCTAGTTCTTGTTTGGCATCAAACTCTGTAGATTTACGCTCCATATCTGCTGCTTTTAATTGTAATTCCTGTTGCCTAATTGCAACAAGAGGATCTGTTCCCTCACCCACAGGCTCAACTGTTTGAGTAAATTCTTCTGTCAAATCGGCAATAAGCATCGCCGCTTGACGTTCAATAGCAGGTTGTAACATCTGCATAGCCTCTGGATTTTGCTGCACTTCTGGCCCTGCTTGTTCCATTACCATTTGCTGTGCTTGCTGTTCTGCCAACATGCCTATGTGTTCTTGAATATGACCTTGCAACGTTGCCATGGCTTGTGGATTTGTTTGAACCACAGGTGTAGACATAATCGCTAAATGTGTTTCCATATGAGCTTTGTGGTCTTGTTGTGGAAATGCTTGTGGCATGCCACCAGTAATTGCAATCTTATTTTCCATTGCAGCGTTAATTGGTTGTGGCTGTGGAGGCGGTGGTAATATTGAATCAATGTTGTTTACACCAAGTGCCTCATACATTTTGCGATATGCTTGATACAACCCTTGCGGCCCACCGTGAATCTGTGGGTTTGATTGAACTAACTGCAACTGTGTTTGTGCAAGCGCAATACGCTGTGCCATTGAAAAGATATTTGGATCACTAACAGGGAGAACATCAACCCTAGCGTCAAAGTCTTGTGCAAATATCTCGGGGCCAAACTCTGTTGATGGCATATACGGATACATCTGAATAGTTTCAGAGAAGACTTTGGACAGTAACTTAAACTCGATCTTTTGCGAATAATGCATGCGTTTGTGGATCGCAGACATCACTTTTGTGCCGCGCTCCATAATAGCCATTGTTGTTCCAACAGGCGTTTCGCCGCCCATTTCAGCTATTTTCATGTCTGCCATAGCAGCAAAACGCCGCCCTGCGTCTACGAGAGTACCCAAAAGATTATACAATGTGCCTGAAGGTTCTTTAAATGGCAAAGGCATCAGAGATGAACGTATATCGGTTCCTGCAACGTCTATATCTCTAAACTCTCCCGGTTGAAGTGGGTTATCTTCTTCTCGAATCCTTGCGCCTCGTGCTTTAAATCCCGCAGGCAAGTTAGAAAGCGTACCCGCATCAATTAACTGACGTAAAATAGATGTAGAGGCTTGTGCCAAGCCACCAATCATATGCGTAAGACCAAGACCATAAAAACCAAGACCGGGCAGAAACTTATAATGCACAAAATAGTCCTTGCGCTTCATCATTGGGTCCATCTCTTCGTAGTTCCTACGAATCGAAAGAACTTCGCCAGTATCTTCTACGATTGTAACAATATATGGGAGTTTTAAGCCGCTAGGAGCGCCATCATTGCCCATGTTCTCAAAGCCTTTGAGATCCAAATCAGTGTGAACCTCATACAATGTTAGTTCAACAGATGCATTACTAGGGTGAACACCCTGTATTTCGTTAATTGTCTCCTGAACCTCTGACATTTCTTCGCCGCTATAACCATTGTCGGGCAAATCAACGTCACGATAGAATCCCGCCAATTGAAGCTTTTTAACTTCGTTAGAATCCATCTTAATTACATGCGTAATTCTAGGACATGTGGGTAAATCTGTAGCTCCATAAGGCACAACTAGATCTTCAGCATGCACAAACTGACTTACGGCGCGGCCTTTCAG